CAATAACCTTCGCCTCAAGGATTGCCCAAAAAGTACCCGACTCATCCGCCAATGCCTTATTGACAATTCTATCATAATACTTGTCCCAATTTGCTTTTTCCTCAGCCCAATATTTGTCATCACTATTGACACACATTGACATCTTAACGTATTGCATACCGACACTATGGTTTGTCACCTCACCATTCATATAAAGTGAATACATAAACGGATTGCGCTCTTCTTTTAGCACACTCTCAAATAACAAACATTGTGTTTTGCCATCGTAACTAAAACCTAACTTTTTCCAATCCATCAACTTAGCCGTTGCCGTTACGTCACGACTTATCACCTTGTCAAATTGCATCTTATGCTCTTGCAAATGCAAAATGCTCTTATTCTCACTCAATGACTTATTCCATAAATTATTGATATGAACGTCCCCGTGACTATCCAATAAGTTTGTCGTATTAATAACCACACGAACAACCCGCTTAGTCATATCATCGTCCATCTTCGTAACCAAACCAACTTCCTTATCCACTACATCCGATAAATACTCATCCCCACTATATTGGTAACAAATCGAATCGGCATGCTTAATTTGCAAACGCTTCTCACGATACAAACGTTGCTTATCACCCTTCAAATCAATATCAATAAATGACCTCGCATCATCTATACTCTTAAAAATTGGTATCATTTCGTTACAATTTTTTTACTTTTTACAATAGCTTCCTTACTAGCCTTCAACGCTTCCAATTCCGCTTTACTTAATACTTGCTTATCCATTTGTATTGTTTTGAGTTAAACTATTATAGTAATAATCACCACCACTAACCATATCATTGCCCAACAATTCCTGCACTTGATTAAACGTTATCACATTCATTTGCCATTGACTCATAATCGCCTCAACCTTCATCTTGTAAGCCTGCGCATCCTTTCGCTTGTCATCTTGCAAAGCCGAAACATCCGAATAATCATACCTAAACCGAACTTGTGCTTTTTTAGCATCCAACAAGTCCTCTAACTGCTGGCTGTAATTCATTGACTCAGGAATAATAATATTTTGATACAAATGCTTTGCCGCCTCACTCGAATTATTAAACGTCGTCTCACTTCCATGTGCCATCAAATTAAACGGAAAATTCAATGCCTCACATATCGTCATTTGTTCCGTCAACATCATGTCTTTCATAGGCAATGACATCGGTTGCCATTCCAAAGCCGCATTCGTTATGATAACATTCCAATCGTCATCATTCAAAATATTGTACTTCTTGAAATCCTCATGCAATTGTTCTTTCTCACCAGGCATTAACTTGATATGTGATCCATTATACTCTTGCTTATTCGATAAAATACCCGTAGCACCTCGATTCTTTAACAACACGCCACGAGCTCGATAATTATGTATAATATTACTAATCGGATATTTTAAACTTGCCAAACGACTTTCGGGCAAACGCAAATCAGTATAATAAGGCGTTATATCAGTAAAAATGTACACGTCTTCTTTCGGCAATTCAACCTTTGAGGAACCACCGCCAACAAAATACATCTTGTCCCACACATCATTGTAATTCGTACTTATCAACGTGTCCTTACTCGGAACCAACTCAACACAATTTGGTGGCAATGCCCACAATGATCTAACATCATTAAACCCTTCCGACCGCAACTTTAAAACAGGACAATAACCATAAGCCTGAATCATCATCATTACCTGAATCCGAAATTGAACATCATTCTGATATATGTTCGGTTGTGCCAACAAAGCCCCAAATTTGTTCAAATCTTTACTTAACTCATACTCACCATCACGACCCATCGTCTCAATGACCAATCGACCATTCGAAGCCGCTAACGATTTTTGATACAATACCGAACTAACCTGAGGACATTTAGTCAACGCCTCGTAAATGTTCGTAGCACCTTGCATGCTAAACCATTTCATAGGCGTGCCTACCATTTGAATTTCATTGGAAGATGAACCACCACCACCCATAATCATAGGCGACGGATTCTTTGCCACTAACTTAGTGCCAACTTTTACTATTCCTTTACCAATTGAATCAAATAAACCCAAAGCATTTGTTTTTAATGCAATCGGGTTGCTAATCGGCATTAAATGCCTATTTTAAGCTCATAAACGGCTTATTTTATCTCTATACGACTAATTTGCTTGCAACTCTTACATTTGAACTCAAACACATTGCCTGGTATGGTCAAAGCTGAAAAAATCCACTTTTTACAGAATAAACACAAAATTTTAGTCATCTAAAGACAAAATTAATGCTTTTTTTGACAAATGAATGAAATAATTATGTTTTGACCACTTTTTGTTAAAACAACTTCCCCCTCTCAACACATAAGTACCGCAACACATCCATATAATGATTGTCCTTCTCACTAGGCTTGTCACTCGGCTTCCCGTCCTTATCCAACATCCATACATAACCCAACATCTCATTCCATATCGTATTGCTTTCCTCGTCATCAACGATAAAAACCTCGTATTCCTTGACACTATTAATACCTTCCTCAATCCGCTTGTTACCTACGGGCACACAATAAAAACCCATACCAATAGCTGGGTACTTCCTAATCATATCAATACCAACATCACTAGCACTATAACCGTTCCTTAATTGCAATATGCTCGCAGGTTCAGCCGAATCACATACAATCAAATCACTAGGACTAAAACCTTTGTTTGCCAAAAATATAGCAATGTCCAACAATTGTAACGGCTTGTAATTCAAGCCACGAAAGTATGCCTTTCGTTCCTTAAACTTCCCTTCAATGATGGCACATGGATCACGTGTCCCCCAATCCAACCCATAGTAAGCATTCAAACCTAATTCCTCGTAATCCTTCACACTTATACGCTTCCAATTGACATAGATACTTCCCGTATTACCACTAGGAATCAACCCGTGAACATCTGTTAAGGCATATTTTAATTTTTCAAGCTCTATTCCACTATACACGCTGTTGTATTGATCGTTGTAACGTTGTAAGTACTTATCATTCAAATTATGCTTATTTACAATGTAGTTCGAATGTATCGACGTAATACCACTACTTTGTTTCGGATCAGCCATGAAGTAACCATCATGTTCGGTTGGAATCAAATTATAATCGTCCCAAATGTAATGCGTTTTACGTGGCACGTTAAACATTTCGATAATTTGAATCTTTACGCCTTTCTTCCGCACCGAATCAATAAGTTTTGTTTTGTTTTCTTTTGGAATCTCATCAGCCTCTTCCATCACTACATGAGTGAAGCCAGCAATCGACTTTAGCTTTGCCGTCTGTTGTGCGCTTGCTTTCACGCCCGTTGCATTCAATTCATTCTTTGTCTCCAAATGTATTGCCGTCATCTCTCTAAGGCTAATCTTGTATTCATGCAACCTGTTACGTTCGGTCAACCGATCAATAAAGTCTTTCCATATTGATTTTCGAATGTCATCACGAATGTATCTAAGCAACATGACACGGCAGTACGTTGATCCACTTAGTAAGTAATCAACGTAATCGGCTACATGATGCGACTTACCCGATCCACGACCACCCCATAAATGTAGGCGGTAGCTGTAATTATCATATAGCGGCATGAAGCAATCGTTAACACCATAGCCCCCACTATTATAGATTAATTGGCAGTTCGCTTCACTAGTCTTTAAAAGTAGATTAAAATTAACGGGCCGTCTAATCATGTGAATCTATTTGAATGATAGTATAATTTATGGCTATCGTAGCCACGTTGATTTGACATTTCATTTCTCTATTGCTAACTAATTGATTTACAATAGTTTGCACATCTTTGTTAGTGTATTCTTTTACATTAATATAAAACGTACCCACGCTGTCAACTTTACTTGTGCTTCCGGGTGCATCAATTGCAAACAATGTGCGGATCGCTCGTATTGCTTCCTGTTTATTCATTGGATTAATCATGGATTGGTTCGTTTGATTCGTCATTTGATTCTATTAATGGTATTTCAACAGCTTCGACTTCCTGAGCTTCTACTTCCGCAGTTACATTGGGCTCTAATTCGCCAAGCTTACTTAACATCTTTTCAAATTGCTCGTTAGTTAAGCTAGTCACTGGCTGTACATCGTCCCCTTTCGTATTAGTGCTCGCTTGCTT